CGCCATCGGCGCAACTGGCGTTGCCTGCTTTGTCGCCACTTTTTCTGCGAAACTTTTAATCTGGAGCTTGACGTGACTGACGACGATGACATTGCGGAATTGCTGGCCGAACGCAAGGCGCGGCAAGCGCAGACCTGGGCGCTGCTGTCCCACCCGGACAGCCGAGACCCGGACTATCCCGAAAAAGGAGATGACGAATGACACCCGAACAACTGGCCGACGATCTTGAAGGTCTGTATTCCAGAACACTTGCGGCGCAACGTGCAGCCGCCGAACTGCGCCGCCTTGCTGCTGAGAATGCAGCGCTTCGCAAAGACTCGGAGCGATTCGCGTGGATAGTTGAACATGCCACGGTTTCCCACATGCACCGCGCTACCAAATTAGGCGTTGAGTACCCAGTCACCTTCACGTTCAAAACGATTGTCGGAGCGGATGAACTAGACATGCGAAAAGCTATCGACGCAGCAATGAAGGAAACACCATGAGCAAAGAAGCAATGCAGATGGCGCTTGAGGCGCTGGAATATTATGAGTTACCCGACGAGCCAAACACAGCAAGCGGTGCTGCCAACGCCCTGCGCGAAGCCCTCGCACAGCCAGCCGAGAGGCAGGGGGAGGCTGTGCATCAATGGGGTAAGCAAAAAACGTGTGAATGGCGCGATGGATTTCCTGATCACGAAGATGGTGGCGGGCCATACAAGACCAGAACGCTCTACACCCACCCAGCACCAGCACAGCAGCCATCGGGGATGAATTAGATTAGGTCACTCTTTGGGCGCTGCTGAAAACTGCCTATCAATCCGATTGCAGCATCCCTATATCGCAGCGAGTGCGCATTATCTCGCCGTGCTTTTTGTGATGCGTGATCGCGTACATATCGCGGCCAGCCCTATAGCCTTTGCCAGCGTGCCATGCGTCTTTTGGCGCAAGTGTTCGGAACGTCTCGACAACGCAGCCGGGGTGCTCCTTGTCGCGGCTCAGGTGGTGGATGTGCCCGCAGTACCAATAGCGATGTTTCGTTCGGCCCCATGCCTCAGCCTGATCGCAAGCCATCACCGCTGGCAAGTCTCCGAATCGCGTTGCGTGGCCGTGGTGAGATCCGATCAGCACCTTGCCAAACTCCAGATACTTGTGCAGCGCTGGCGAGAGGTCAACCGTTACCCTTGGCTCGGCATCGAAGTAGGCCGACAGGCACAACGCGAGAGCGTAGGATGAATGCGGGTCATGGTTGCCCGGCATCATCCAGACGTGGACATGCTTGTGGTGCTCCAGAAGCCTCCGAATGCAATACACCATAGCCTTCACGCCGGTCTGCAAAACGAGTGCATAACGGGTATCAACGTCAAGCGCATGACCGTGGCCTGGCGTCTGGTTGCTTGAGTCGTCAGCGTGAAAGAAGTCGCCAAGGTTGATTAGTAGAGCCGTTTCAGACTTTGGAGCTGTCAGAACCAGCCGGTCAATAGCCTGGCACGTTACCGCCTCGGCTTTCTTCAAGTCGAAGTCGTCGCCGGTTTCCTTGGCCCAGCTATAAAGCCCAAAATGTGGATCGCCCATCGGGTAAACCGTCATCAGCTCAGACTCGCAGTGAGTCGGGCCAATCGTTGCTCTATGCAAGCCGCGAACATCCTCTGTCATCGCCGTGACGAACTGCTTAACAAGTTCCTCGGTCTGCGCGTGGTCGCGGGTTGTCTTCACCCATTGGCCTGCTTGGTTGCCGTCTGCGTTGTAGTAGGTTGAGGTTCCTTTGACGGAGAACCCCGGCGCTGCGGTTCGCGTCATGCCGTGTGCTGGAGAAAAGCCTTGGCTTGCCGCCCGCTTTTTTAGCACATCCATTGATCCGATGATCGACGCCTTATTCACCCCGAGCGACTCAGCCGCTTTTCGTATTGAAGCAAACTTTCGTACCGCCCCCAGGTATTCAAGTTGCCTTACAGTGGCGAACTCGTCCAGGCCGTCAAGCGTCGATGTGTCTAGTGCTGCTGGCATATTATTTGTACGAGGTTAGAAACTGGTGTAGGAGGTTGCCTTGGGCATCAACTTCTCTTTCATCGTGGTCGCCATTGATGCCGCTGGCAAAGCGGATCGCGTGTTGCAGCTCATGGCAGAAAGTGGCCTCTTTGACTTGCTGGGTCAGATCGGAGCGCAGCCGGATCACCGCGCACTCGCCGTCGCAATGGCCCATGTCGCTGATCGCGTCGGTTTCGACAACCCGCCAGGTCAGCCCCGCAAGCTGAAATGTTTTAGGTATGATCATTCCCGACTTGGGTTTATTCATTTCAATTTGCTTTGGGCTTCGTCATATCTTCGCTCACAGGCAAGCCCGGCAAGGTGAGCGTCATCAGCAAACCGTGCCAGGATTCCCGCTCTTTCGTCAGCCCGCTCTCGCAACTCGGCAAGCACTCCGATGGCAGTTGAGGCTGCCTCGCGAAGCTGGGAAGCGGTGGAATCTGCACAGACTTGACCGGCAAGCTCGGCAGCGGAGCGGGCGGCGCTGCGCACCCGGTCAGCCACAGCAGCGCCAGCAGCGCGATCACGGTTGCGATTGACACGAACGGCGGCGATTTCTCTGGCGTGGGTTTCTTGCGCATCGGTTAGATCCTGTTCGGTTTTGCGGCGGCGGGATTCCTCGACGGCTTGCGCTGCATGCGCGGCGGCGATGGCAGTGGCGTGATCGGCAAGTTTGGTTTGGTGCACCAAGCGCTCGGCGGATAGCTTGGCCCAAGTCGCAACATTAACCGCAACCGATGCCGCCAGAACGACCGGCAGCAAGGGCGCGGCCAATCGCTGTATCACTTGACCCCGATGCATTGCGCGTGTTCAGCAACGCGGCGCTTAGTCAACCCGGCCAGCGGTCGGCCTTTGAATCTGTCCCAGCGCAGGATCTGATCGCACGCCGCACGGTAGTCGCCCGCCCGCAGATTCTGCACCAGCGTCGAGCGGCAGAACGCGCCCGACCCGATGTTAAAAGTAAGTGAAACGTAGCTGTCCCATTCGTGCGGGTGCAGCGGCACATCGCCAATGCAAGCCCGCATCTCACGCTGGAACACCTCGGCCTGCGCGTTCAACCGGATCAATGCGCGCACCGGGTCTGTACGGTCGCCCAGCTTGACTCCTTGGGCATCACCAAAGCCAAGCGTCGGCCTATCACCTGGTACCGGGATATATGCCGCATCGCGGTAGCCCTCATGAACTGCAAGGCCAACCAGCGTAGAGGCAGATAGCGCCAGCGCTGCGATAGATGTTCGTGGGTGTTTCACTTTTTGATATCACGATAGATCGCCAGCAACTTATGCCCGATCATTAGAATTGTGTAAATCAGCGTAGCCCAAAGAACTAACTCTGACACTTGCAAGCCTGCCAGCGTAGCAATTGACACAGATGCTGGAGGTGCCGCTTTTGCAATCAGGGTGATCCCGGTTTCGGCGGTTGCGTGGCTTGTTGTCATTTGTCAGCGTCCGGGTAGAGTTGGCGAATGTCTGCAATTTTATCAATCCATGCCTGCTCCGTGGATTCCCCGCGATGCCACTTAAAAAACAAAGGGTCTGCTTCGGATTGATATGCGGTTCGTCTAAGAGCATCAATTTGTGACTTAGTTGGAGGCAAAACAACTGGCTCAACGTATCCTGCTACAGAGCCAAACTCACCGGCTACAGCTTGAGCGAAAAAATCGCTGCCGTTTTCATCGTCTGGAGATGCCGTGAATGGAATCCATCCGTAGACTGGATGTTCAATTTCCAGATCAATAGTGCCGACAGCGTTTTGTTTTGGGTTGCGTGCGTTCATTGTGTGCCTTTATGCGATACGAAGCCAAAGGGTCGCGCCATAAAATGCCGGGTCTTCACCTCCACTTAAAGCGCCAAATGATCTGCCCATACATCGCCATGTGCCCGCTGGAGTAGAAGAGCTTCCAGTTCCATAAACAAAAGTTCCTCCAGTAGTACTCCAGGTAACATTGCCTTTATAAACGCCAGCGTATCGAAGCCCTGAGCCTGCTCTTGTACCTCCAGGCTCGGTAACTGTTGTTGTCGTCTCACCCAAAAACGCATAAGTGCCTACAGCACCAGTTAATGCGTCCGCATTTCTCGCCAAGACCCAATCTCGCTCAGGTGTTCCAGTTTGCAAAGCAGCAGCTGCAATACGAGGTGCCCCGACTGCGCCCTCGGTAATTGCTACAGGGTTATCTCGGATTGACAGCGCGTCAATTGATCGGATTGGTTTTCCAGGCTCAAGCGAGCTATCAGGGATAGTTGTCCACGTTGCCATTGTTCAGTCCTTCATTGATATTCATATCCGGGATCGCCTGAGATCAGGCCATCGGTGCCAGCGTACCAACCGCCGAGCGCTTTTTGTTCATCGGTGGCATCGGCATAGATTGGCGCATCAGATGCCATGTAGTAGCCGTATCGAACATTGGTTCCGCCGCCGGTCAGGGCATAGGATTGCAAGACGTATTTTGCAATATGGCCAGGACTGGTTTCATCTGCGCTGATTACTTGATACCGAGTATTAAACGGCAAGCCTTCGGAGTTGGTTAGAAGCCTGGTTGACACGTCCACTACGTCAGCCGTCCAAGTAGTGCGGTCTTTCGCATCAACACTAACGGTCAGGTAAAAAGGAGTGTCACGGTAACGATTAAGCAAGCGCGTCGTGATGGCGGTCACAATGGCGTCAGTTCTTACCCAGCGACTGAAAATCTTTTCCACCGCCACCTCGCCATATTCACGATCGCTCTCACTGTCTGCATCAATTCGGATGCGCACCTTGCGATAGTTTTCTTCCTCGGTCACGCTCTTTGATAGATCGCGTGGCTGGTAGTAGTACCAAATCTGGGAGATGCGTTCGGCTGGCTTGTAGGCCACCGATGCGGAATCGGCAAGGATGTTTGAATTGTCCGACCACTGGGCCGGGAGTTCAGCAGGCGGGCGGTTTGCGCGTAGGAGAATCTTTTGCTGGCGTTCATCCCACCAAATGAAAAACTGCGCATCGCGGCAAAGCTCGGCAAGCAAGGCATTTAGGCCCGTAGGCTCTGAGATGACAGCCGACACGATGAAGCCATCCAGCCATTGATCGGCCTCTGCTGTCCATTGGGTTAAGTCAACAAAGGCATAGGCGACGGGCGCGAAGTTTTCGATAAGGCTTTTGGCGACTTCCCAAGCGTTTATGTCTGTGTAACGCAGGCAAGTCTGAACCCTGCTCTGGATCTCATGCGCCGATGCTGTCGTGCCGTCTGTGCCCCGCGTCAGCCCGGTAAACGTGATGATGCCACCGGACTCAGTGCGCCCGGTGTATGTCATCAGCTCACCCTTGATCCGCAGCGTGCCCGATGCTGGGTAATCTGCCAGCACCGCAAGCGCAACTGTAATGCTTGTCTGGACGTTGGTAATCGCAGCAGAAAGCTCGCCACGGCTTAGGATAGGAGCCTGGCTGGTCTTGTCGTCAAGGATGCGCAGCGGGTCAACAGCGCGCAAAGTCACCCGCCCGCGTGAATCCGGGCCATCAATTGAGTCGATCAGGTACTCACGGCGAACCATGTCAATCAGTGCCTGCCCCATGTAGCCATCAAAGATGCGAACCTTGCGGCCTTTCTGAATCGGCCATCGTGCTTTCAGCTTTGTCCAGAACGTGCCACGCGTCTGCGGGTTACCCGAGCGCGTGCTGACGTACGGGTCTAGCTGGATGTCGCTTGTCGGGTGATCTTGAAAAGCAATGGTTGCCTGCGCACGTTTGCCCAATGGCCCGCTTGATGCGTCAACGTCGCCCACGTTCAGCTCGGTCGGGCTGCTGCTGGTGCTGGTCACTGATGGGATGGCGTTCAAACTAAGCGCCAAGTCGGCCCTTGGCTTGACAAATCGCAGTGTTTGAGTTGTAGCCGAGAACGCCTCTCGCGCTGCGCACGTCTGCCAGGTGTTATAGCAGGGCGTGCCGGTAGCAGGACACGGCGAGACGCTAAATGTCAGGCTGCAAACATCCCGATCAATCTCGACGATTGTGATCGGCTCATTCATTGATAAGCCCCATGAAGCTAACGCCCACGCTCATAAAATCACGCGGCCCGCTGTTTGTCGGCGCAATGTCGTTGTCAGTCCAGACGTAGCCCAGCTCGGACGGATAAGACTCAGGACGCCAGCCGATGAAAAATGGCCCGGTGCGAGCTGCTTTTACAAATGGGTCAAAGTTTGAGCGGTACCAATCGGCTTTAAGGTGCGACCAGTTGCACGAGGTCTGCGCTCCTTTACGAATAACCGACCGTCCAAGGTACTGCCCGCCATCGCTCATGTTGTTTGACAGCTCAGTCGTTCGAGAAAGAGTCAGCGGGGTGTGACCCTGATAGATTTTGCGCTGCATGGCAAGGGCTTTGCCGAGGTGAACAACCGCAATATTAGGAAGCCCGCCCGTAACATAAAGACGCCAGTAACGAACCGATGTTTCTAAAAACAACGCCATATTGATGCGGTCAGTGGTCGGGCCAATGGTTCCGCGTGCCGTCCATGTGCTGAAGTTTGAGCTTGATTGAATCTCGATTGTTGCGCCGTTCAGATCGCCCACGATCCCGCAATAGTCCACGGATTTTGCGCTGCCAAAATCAACCCCCCAAGCAGCAGGCAAGGCCGTAGGAGTCCAGTATTCGAAGGTAGTGGGGTAGGTGGCAGCGATAGCCGGAAAGCCCGCTGCGGCGCTGCTGGCCGTTGCCGTCAGTCCATAGGTCAGGTTTTGATACCCGATGCGCGCATGGTTCAGCGGCTCGGTGTTGAATTCAAGTCCTGAAACGACTGGTTGATATGCTGTCAGCCCGCCTACTTCTAGCTGTGCGCCCCAAAGATAAAAGCCCGTACCAATTTCATCAGCAAACAATAAAAAACTAATCCAATTGGCTGTTGTTGTTGCAATGCATGTGTTAGTGTGAGTGCACCTATACCAATCGTTTCCTACGCTTTCAATAACTCCAGTGCCAAATGTTTTTATCCCAAGCTCTAAATCAAAGTCACTATAAGGAGATAACCCAGAAAAACCATTTGTGGCAGGCAATTGAAGTCGCAATTTATTGCCGTTGAACTTTTTTGCATACACTGAAACTGTGTAAATTTTGCCAGCTTCAAAAACAACTGCACCACGATAAATGTAAGACGCGCCAATAGAGTCATCAAGTATTAAAGTTCCTTGATTTTCTCCATTCGGGGCAATTGTTGAAGAAAGAGTTACGTCCAGTCTTAATTCAAGCCAAGAGGTTCCGCCAACCTCGTTTGTATACGTCAGCAGGTTCCGCCGTGCGCCTTCTGGCCGCGTGAAGTTTGTGTAAATCATGCGAGTACGATCCTTGCGCCGTTGCGCTGTGCGTCAATCAGCTTGTCTATCAGAGTGCGAACCGCGTCTCCGCTGAAAAGGTCGCCACTGCTGACGCCTTGAATTGTAACGGTCTGGTTCATGCTTGGTGCTGCTGGTGCACCCGATGCGCTTGATTGACTTGGGCTTGATCCTGACGATGGCATGGACACGGAAGACCCTCCTCCTATGCTGCCAGCTTGCACAAGACCTGTTGCCGCCACAAGACCGGCCTGAATCTTTCCCTGCAATCCAATTGCAGCAACAGCCGGGCCTGCAAAAATGCCAAGTTGAGCGGTAGCTTTTGATTGCGCTGCAAGAGTGTTTACAAAAATTTCAGAAATTGCAACAGCTTTGCTTAAAGCAAGTGCAGCAAGCGCGGCACCCTTTGACTTTGCACCCAAAGCACTTAGCAAGCCAATGGCTAGTTGCGTGGTTTTTGCTTTGGCGTCAATAATCATTTTTTCGGCCTGCTGATTTATTGCAACCCGTTGATCTGCCATTTGCTGTT